GCTGCCATCATGGGGCCGAACGGCATTTCATCCCAGACCGATAGCCAGTCACTCAATCGCTCCTCGATCCAATCCGGCCGGGCAAGCACCAGATCTGAAACCGCCCAGAAGGCCGTTTCGTCGAGCAGCGCCTGAATGCCGCCTTTGGTTTCGGTCAGCGTGGAAAGGACAATGCGCAGATGACCCTCGCCGTGCTTGGCGAGGATCTTGCCCAAGGTCCCTGGTGCGCGTGTCTCAAGTTCGTTCGGATAGACGTTTGCCGGCACGATCTTGATGCCGAATTCGTCGCACAGGGCTATGACGCGCGGGTCGATGATCATGGCGCAACACCGTAATCGCTGTGAGCACGACGAAGCTCCGCGTCGATAGACGACGCTACAGCCGCCGCCTTGCCTGGCAGTGCGCCAAGAAGCGAAGCGAGTTGCTGTGCGAGTGATAGGGCGGACTGAATCGACGACGTATCGACCGTTGGCGCTGCGGTTGGCGAAAGCGCCGCCTTAACCTGTGCGCCAATCCGTTCAGCGTCAGCAACAATGGTCTGGTCGATGGCTATTTTCTCGCCAGGCATTGCGTTGCCCGTTGCGTAGGCTCGGTGCATGCCGCCTTCGTAGCGAACGCCGTTCGGATCGACGTCGCCGCGCCCTCGATTGACGTCAAAGCCGTGCCAAGGCATTGGCGTTGGCCGCGACCGGTTCTGCCGGCCGACATCAGCGCTGGTCTGTGAGACGAACTGGTATCCGCCATTGGCTACTACCGCTGCAACCGTACCCCAAAGACCAAGTTTTGAGAGCTTTGAAAGCTTGCCGCCATTCCGGCCAAGATCGGCTACCGAACCGCCACCCTGAGCCGCTGCCGCAGCCTGCAGCGCAAATGCTGCGGCGTTCAGGTTCGCGCCTGCGGTGATCAGCCCGTAAACCGCGGAGCCTGCAGCGTAAGCCCCGCCAGCGCCGACAATACCAGCAGCGCCCAATGCCCCATATTTGACCATCGGATCGCCATCGCGGATCTTCTGCACGAACGCATTGATGCCATCGGCAAATGAGTTCAGACCGGCAGAAATCGTCTGCATTGGCAGTACGGCGGCTGACAGGTTCGCTACTGCGTCCTTTAAGCCCTGCCATGCTGCAAAGGGGTCACGCGCCTGCAGTTGGTCCGCAGCGCCAAGTCCGGCAGCATCTCCCATCTGTTCGAGCTGACGCAACCGCTGAGCCATGCCCAAGATCGCCGTAATCGCTTCGTCTGAGGCGAGCCGGTTCGATGCAATCTCGCCCATAGCCTTTGCCACGGCGGCATTGTCTTTCGTATTGACGCCTGCCTTTTCCAATGCCGGAAGAACCGTTTCAGCAAACCACTTGAGCGGGTTAGACATCGCTTCCGCCTCGCCGATCAACTTGCCATCCTCACCGCGGAGGCCAAGCTGGCGCTGGCGTTTCATCGCCTTCTTCGACGCTCTTCCGAGAATGAACTGATCGAACCCGGCCCGAACTGCCGTACCCGCGGATTCTCCGTATTCGGATTGAAGCATAGGCAGCCACAAGGACATGAAGTCGTCACTGCCGACCTTGCCCCCTGCCCGGCTGTTTTTGACGGCCTTGTAATATTCTTCCGGGTCGATATCCCGGCCCAGAACCTGCTGAGCCCGCACATAGTTGTCCAGCAGTTTGGTGTAACGATCCGGGTCAAGCCGATCGAGCAGGTCCATCGACTTTGCGAAGGCCCGCACGCCGTTCTTGCCGTTGCCAGCGCCAAACATCGTATCAAAAACCAACTGCGCACGGGCGTTGGAGTCCGAGACCTTAAGCGCGGCATCAACTGACGGGAATGACAGCCCGGTCTCGGTCAGCATGTCCAGCACGTCTGCCTTCGACAGCCGGTATTTGCCGGCGAGCCCGCCCGCCGTTCCCTCGATCTTGCCGCGTTCTTGCCCCGACAGACCGGCCATCCAACCGCGAGCGCGTGCCTGCTCCTCTTTCGAGGCGCTGCGGAATGCTCCGGTTGCGGCCGTGCCGAGTGCGTAGGGCAAGGAATAGCCACCGCCTGCAACCAGGCCAGCCTTGAACAGTCCACGAACCGTATTGACGTGAGCGGTCACGATGCGCTCACGCCGCTTGAGACCCGCCTCCAGCGCCGCCCGTTCTACTGCAAGCCCGGAGATCGTCGCCGTTTTCCAAGCCGATAGCTCGTTGGTGCGCAATGATCCCTTGATGCCGCCCTTCTTGATCGCGTCATTAAGACGGGTCCAGGAATCGCGGATACGATCAAGATCGCGTGGTGAGGCCTTGAGCTTGTCGAGTTGCTTCTGAAACCCGACGCCCCAGGACATGCCCGAAAGGCGTTTAGCCTCGTTCTCGATGCCCCTTATCGCATCCTGAACCTTTTTGGCGTTGTTCAGCCCGCCTGCCTCGATCAGCAGCCTCAACCGGCCAATCAGTGTCTGTGCCATTCCTTGCTCCTATTGTGGTTCAGGAAGCGGCTAACGCCGCGCTTGTCGTCATCACCGTCGAGCGCCGCATAAGCCGCCAGCGATCTTGTTTTGAAAGCTGCCCACAGTTCGGTGTCGACAAACCGGATACCGCCTCGACCATTGCCTCTGGCGTCTGCGCACTTGGGCGGTTTGACGATCAGATCGCCGCGATCTGTCTCGATGATCCGGCAGGATCGCAGCCTCAAACCTGCGATCTCGACGTCGAAAGCGCCGCGCAAAGTGCCCCCACCGGGCAAGGGCGTGCGAAGCGCTTTCATGGTGAGGATCTTCAACTCACTCATCGTTCCATCCAATCCGATCTGATCATCCGCGGTCGCACCGGCGCCGAAATGGCCGCGACCTCAGGCTTTGCAAGGTCTTCCTGCCTGCGATCCCAGGCGACATTGACCAACTGCCGTGCAGCGAAGGCATAGACAGTGCAATCGAGAGCCTCAGCTCGCCGGCCGGGAACCCTTTCAAAGCGCCTTTGCGGTTGGCCGCGGCTGTACCGTGTCACCTGACGTTCAGACGCCAGTTGCTCAAACCAAGCCTGACTTAGCCCCTTCGAGAAGGCGATTGAGCCGCTCCGGATTCGCGAGAATATATGGCTTTTCAGGCCATCAACGCCGACGATCCACAGCGCGCCGCCCTTGATCTTTTGCCGGCTCTTTTCGATGTAGGGCCGTGTTCCCGAAGCACCTTTGATCGCCACAACCTTGCGCCGGGCTCTCGGGAAGGCAAAGGCGTAAACCCGTTCCATGGTTTCGCCGTCGCCGCTGTCGATTGCCATGGCTTCGATCGCGAGGTGCCCGCCGAGCGGATGGGCAAACTGTTCAGACAGCAGCTCGTCGAGTTCGCGCCAGGTCTCGTTGTCGGTTGGCAATCCCCAGATCATGCGATGGTCAAGAGCGTAGGCTTTGGCTCCACGATCCCAACCATAAATGGACAACTCCAGCCGGTCGCGTTGAACGTCTACACCAGCCGTCAAACAAAGGACTGGCGCAGGGATATTTTCGAGCGTGAATGCCTCTGCTCGTGCAAACAAGTCAGCGTCGTCAATCTCCTCGCCGGATTGGGTCCACCCTTCCGCCAAAACGGTATTCATGAAAGCCTGAAGCTCTTCCGGGCTGTCCTTTGCCGTCAGAAATTCCCTGATCAGCTCCGGCCATCTGGCGTTGACCAGTGGCGAAATGAGCGTGTTCAGCCGGAACCCGGCATGACCTTTCACCTCCGGCCGGGTAGCACGCCAGCGGCCCGCACCAACCATCGCGTTTTTGTGGTTCTCGTCAACTGCAGAACCACAGGATGGGCAGGCCCAATAGGCTTGCTCCGGTTCGCCTTCCGGCCAACGGATGTCGGACCATTTGATCTCGTGGAAATCGCCACAGTCTGGACAGGGAACCTCATAGATACGCTGATCCGAGTTGCGCCAGGCGCGAATGACGTGGCTCGTTTCCTCAAATACCGGCGTTGATCCCAGCACGATCTTGCGGTCCGGAAATGTCTGTGTCCGCCGTTCGGCGAGCACAATGGGCGAACCTTCCGCGCCGCTTTCCATTCCGTCCACTTCATCAAGAAACAGGACGCGGGCCGTATGGGCACGGAGATTGCGAGGCGACCGCGCTGCGATGGCCTTGAGAGACCCGCCAGGGAACCGGCGCGACAGCATAGTGTTTCGGTCACGTTCCATGAGGTCGCCGGAAAGCGCGCCTTTCAAAGCTGGCGAGGCGTCAAAGATCGGCTCCAGATCATCCACCACAAGCCGCCGGGCGTCGTCTTCTGTCGGAAGCACCACAAGGATAGGAGCCGGGTCATTCGCCGCGAAGTGTCCGATCGCCCCGATCAGCAGCGTGGAATATCCGACACGGGCAGATTTCAGGACAGTGACACGGGCGATCGTTGGGTCGCTGATCGCGTCAGCAATACCTTTCTGAAAGGGGTAGAGGCGGATCGGACCAGGAACTGCGGCAACGCCTTCGGGCAACCTGATCTCCTCCTCCATGAAGGTCGACAGATCACGGCGAAGCGGCGGCAATAGCGCCCGAAGCGCATTAACCCGAAGCCTGTCCATCGCCCGCCAGCGCAGTCAGCGCTTCCCTCAATTCCCGGTCTATAACCTGACCATCTTCGGCAGTCAGATTTGGAAGGTGGAAGCGAACCCGGCTGGTTACAGCCAGCACGCCGTTGCGCACCTTCTGCATGATCGAGATCCATTCGCGTTCAACCGCGTCTCTCGGAACCACGTCGCCTGCAAGGATCTGGTTCTTGAGGCGATGGGCTTCCGCCTGTTCCTTAGCGAGTTGCGTTCGCTGCCGATCGAGTTCGGCCTTTGTGTCTGTAGCCGCGGCTTTGCCTGAGGAGTGCTCCAGCATCCGCTGAATCGTTACAGCAGCGTCGTACTTACCGCTCCGGACACGCTTGGCCACGCCCTCTTTTGCCAGAAGCTGAATCTGCCTGGTCGAGACGCCAAGAAGGGCCGCCAGCTCGTCAGTCGTCAGCAGCATGATCGCCCTCAAGAGGCTCCGATGGTACGCCCTGACACCGCACAACGTACGAACGAGCATGCATTGATTTTGAATTGCCAGACAATCCGCGATGCAGCGCCCCGCAGCATAAGTGCATGGGAAGGACCCGCGCCTCGTCGGGCCATACAGCCTCATCAGGCGCGGGCATCAATGCCTCAATCATGTCGGGCCAGATGGTGTCCATCAGACGCTCAGGCGCACGCGGCCCGTGGCTGATGGGTTGGCTGCAACCTCAGTGGCATGCCCGATCTTGGCGTTGCCCGATGCTGTAGTCGTGCACTGCTTGTTGGTATCATCCCAATAGATGGGAGCACCTACAGTCCATGCCTGGGCGCTCAGCTTTACGAGTTCGAAAACGCCTTCGGTCGCAATCTCAAGGGGGGCTCCGCTGAGGGCGTCGTAGCAAGCGACGCCAAAGATCGAGCCGACCAGAACACCGGAGCCGGAGGCCGTGTTGGCAGGTGCAGGAACGGTGACGACCGTGCCGGGCTGAATGAAGTTCTTCATGGTCATAGACCTTTCTGAAATGTGGGGAGGAACGTGTGGACGCGGCGACCGCTATTGGCGGCGATCTCGCGATCAATTCGGTTGATCGCGTCCTGGATGGCGTTGATGCTGTGGTACTCGACCACGCGGTCGCGGAACTCGACGCGGCGTGCGCCAGTGCCCAATGCCTTGAGCAAGGCGTCACGCTGTTCCATGAGTTCCGCGTGGGTCATCTTCAGAGACCCGGATTTAGGTACGCGCCGCGGAAGTCGATAACGCCGGCAGCGAAGTCGAGCCCTGCAGCGACCTTGACCGCCTGCGTATCGAAATCGCGCTCAGTCCGGATTTGCGGACCTTCTGACCCGGCTACGTAGCCGTAAACGACTACCGGGGCTGAGCCTGGCGCAGTGAAGACGTACCACCGTTTGTCAGTGATCTCGGCGTCAACGATCAGCTCCGCAAAGCCAGACCACACATTGACGTCGCTGGATTTGGTTGCGGTAATTGCGGCGAGAAGCTGCCTGGCGGCGACTTCCTGTTGCGGACCCACGACGAGGAATGCCGGCTGAAGGTTCAGCGCCAATCCATCGAGCGACTTCTGTCCGCGAAGGGCTGCCACAGCAATGCCGACGTTGGCTCCGTCAAGGGCGGTGCCAGATGCGGCGAGGTTCAAGTGATCGGCGTGGAATAGCGCCTTGCCATCTGACAGGCTGCCATTGGCGGCAAGCGCTCCATACGCGAGGCGGTTTTCGTCAACGGCGGCGCGTGTGGCGATCATGGACGAGAAGTCGGACAGCGCTGAAAGGTCGTCATTGATCAGGGCGCGGCAGCCGATGGCGATGCCGGTGCCAAATTCCTTGGCCCGGATCTTCTCGGCATTCTCGCTGATCGTGCCGTACTTCACCTCGCCGCCCTCGTTGATTTCCTTGAACGCCGGGAAGTCGCCGACGCGGAGGAACTGGTGATCCTTGAAGTCAACGAACGGCTTGCGTGCGGCCCATTTGCGATAGGTCGGCGCGGCAACCTGATACTGTGCAAGCAGCGCCTTGTTTGCGGCGTCAGCGAGTAGAAGCGGAAAGTCGCTGGTTGAGTGAGCGCCGACGGCACGTTGCAAAAGCTGGTCCTGGTCGCGAACGTTGATCCGGTCGCCACCGGCTACGGCCAACTCGCCAACCATGTCGAGGATGCGCGAACCGCGATATTCGACCGCGCGGCCTTCAAGCTTGCAGGTGGCAGGGGCAATGCGGTGCGCCAAGGCGTCGGACATCGCTGAGCGGATGCTCACCGGATCGTTGTTGTCCTGGGCGACATGGGCGGTCGAGCGGATGGTGTTTGCGGTGCTGCGGGTCTGCATTTCCGCAAGAGCTGCGGCGCGTACCTGGTCAAGCGTGGCATAGGCATCGATCTGAGTGTCGATCCATTTTTGATCGAGACCGGCCGTCTTTGCGATCGAGCGGATTTCCGCGTTGATCTGGGCGCGGGTCTGATGCTCGTTTTCGTTTTCACCTGGCATTTCTTTACCTTGTGTTGTTGCTGCCGGATCGGCGGGGATCGCGACCAGGCTGGCCTCAAGCAGGTTGAAGCTGGTCGCCACTTTCTCGCGGCGTTTGGTGGTTGGATTGGTTCGCTCGACCCATTTGCCGGGCGGAACGTCGTAGCCGATTGACACGCCGAAACGGTCGCCGTCGGCGATCTCGGCTGCGATGCGCTGAGCAAGTGGCGAGTGCTTGGAAAGCTTGGCGGTTCCGACGAGCCGATCACCGTCCAGCCGAATGTTTGTAACGGTGCCAAGCCGGGCATCGAGTTCGAAACGGTTGTGCGAATCCAGGAGCGGCAACTGCGCTGGAATGGCAGCGCCTCGCACGTCCAGAATTTCGTCGAAGGTGCCGCGCTTGTCATGGCGTTGAACCGCCGCGCCGGCTGAAAGCACGACTTCGAACGTCCAAGCTTCCGCGTTCCAGGTGGAAGCGGTGATCGCGACTTCGCGTGTCAGCATCTTATCATTGGAGCGTCGGGGCATTTGGCCTCTCGGTTTTGTTTGCTGGTTTGCTGTCGAACGTCAGGCCAAGTGTTTCCTGGCGCGCGTTGTCAGCGGCGATTTCCTGGTCCAGCGCTTCGATATCGACGCCTCGGCTCGTCACTGCCTCGCGTCTCGACATCAGCCCGCCAGCGATGGCCGCGAGTTCGGCCTCGACGTCCTTCGACGGATCAACCCATTGCTGTTTGGGAGTGATGAACTTGGATGGCAGCGCCGCATCGAGCGTGGTGCGGATGCGGCCGCTTAAGACTTCGATCGTCGCCCATCGTTTCCAGATCGGTCGCAAGGCCTGAAACGCAATCGTGTTGTGCTGAATTGCCTCGATGCGCCGGCGCCACTCGACCAGACCGGCCCGAATGCTTGAATAGTTTACGTCGCTAAGATCGCCGGTCAGGATTGATGCCGGAAGTCCAAGGCCAACGGCAATCTCGCGTTCGGTGATTTTTGCGAAGTCGATGACCTCGGCGCCGATCGTCGCTGGGTCAGAAAATTTGATGTCCTGGCCGGGATCGAGAAACTTGAGCGTTCCGGGTTCAAGGCCGCCGATCAAGTTGCCGGAAAGGTCACCCTCGCCTTGCATCGGGTGGCCAGTGCCGTCGAGGCTCGTGATGAACCCAGCCAGCATTGCCGCGACCTTTTGTCGGACAAGTTGCGCGTCGCGCCAGGTGTCGAGATCGGTTAGCCGAAGCATGACCGGGGCAAACCACGAAATGCCTCTGACTTGGCCAGGCACATCGATGCGGAAAAGATGGATGATGTCCTGGGCATCGATACGCTTGGGCGTTAAGGGCAAAGCTCCAAACGGCAGGCCAGGACGTTCTGGCATGACGTGATAGGCAACGCGCCTGCCCTGAGCATCGAACTCGATCCCTGCGATGATCTTCCCGCCCGTTGTAAGGTCGCGGCTGAGAGACGGGTCGATCTGCTCCGGGTCCAGAAGGCGGATTTT